GCGCTGATTATGATGCCGATGGTGCGTTGAGGGCGGCCTGCCAGGTTGGTGAGGAGGCAGTTGCGGCATAGGAATAGAAACTGGTTGATTTTTTTTCAAACTGCTAGTAGAAGTAAAAACCTAGTGTGGGATTCCTGCCCACCAAATAATTTCCAGCCCGCCCTGTGCGGGCTTTTTTATTGGGCGCGACAGAAAAATGATAACCGTCGAACTTTACCTGATGGGCCGAGATTTGAAGTACGCCTGCTCAGACGAGGTGCGCCGCAATGCTTTAGTGACGGTTGATAAGACCAATCAGCTAAAGATGCTGGCCGCCTTGGACGGTATTGAGTTCCCCGACGATGCTACCGAAGTCGCAAGCGGCTGGCGGCCTGCTGCAATCAATGAATACACCAGCAACGCGGCAAAGCTCAGTTCGCACATCACCGGATGCGGTCTAGACACGCGCGATCCGCAAAGGCTATTCGCGCGCTGGTGTCTGCGAAATATTGCGCATTTGGAAAAGATTGGGTTGTGGATGGAAAACCCGAGATGGACGCCAACTTGGGTGCATCTACAAACCTACTCGCCGGGAAGCGGCAAGCGCGTGTACATCCCATCAACAAAACCGCAACTCGCGCCAGCATTGCCGGAGCAGGGCGGGCCGCGCTTCATGGAAACAGCATAGGAGAACATCATCGACCCGATAACAATTGCAATGGGGCTGGCGCAGTTCGTGCCGCAGCTCGCCAAATGGATAACCGGCAGCGACAAGGCCGAACAGGTGGCGCAGAAGGCCATCGACATCGCCAGGAGTGTGACTGGTGCGCATACCGGCGATGAGGCGGTTAAGGCGTTGCAGGACAACCCCGATCTGGTGCTGCAATACCGCAAGGCGGTGCTGGATCAAGAGGTTGTGTTTCAGACGCTGGCGGTGCAGAACGCCCACGACATCAATACGACCATGCAGGCGGAAGCGGTCGCAGAACACTGGCCGACTTACTGGTGGCGGCCTTATATTGGCTTCTGCTTCGGGACTTTAGCCCTGCAATGCGGGGTAACGGTAGCGATTGCGTATATCGGCGTGATGTTCTTCGCGGTGAAGCCGGAAGTTCTTAGTTACCTGCCTGCCATGTTAGGAGCAGAGGCTGCGGTGATGGCGACGATGGCCCCGATCCTCGGCGTAGCAAGCTGGTTCAGGGGCAAGATGCAGGCCGACCCAGGCATTGCTACGGTAAATAGAGGCTGATATGAGCGGCGACATCAAGAACGACATCATCGCAGCTATCGCGAAGACGGATGACGACAACATGAAAACAGTGCTGCTTCTGTTGTTGGCTGTTGTCGGGCAGATCGGGGACAAGATTGACGCTATGCAGCGCGACGAGAAGGGGCTGCGCGATGCCGTGCTGAATGGCCATGAGCCGGTACACCACTCGCACCATGAGTGGGTGGCGAAGCGCATCAAGCAGGAAGAGGATGATGCTGCGGCAGAGAAAGACTCAAAGCGCAAGATACGCGATGACCTGGTAGTGAAGGTGCTTGGGTTTCTGGTGATCGGATTGCTTACCGCTTCAGGGTGGGTGTTGAAGTAATGGCTGCGCCGAAGAAAGTTGATTACGCCCAGATAGAGTCGGGCTGGCGAGCTGGGATTAAAAGCCCAAGGCAACTTTCCGCCGACTATGAGGAAGAGACAGGAAGTAAGGTTTCGCATACCTCTATCACCAAGCACTTCACCAAGTTGGGTGTGCCGCGCGACCTAAAAGCCAAAATCAACGCCAAAGCTGAGGCGATGGTTAACATGGCGATGGTTGACAGTAAGGTTGACAGCGAAACCATACCCAAGGAAGCGGAGATTATTAACGCCAATGCGGCAGTTGTTGCCACCACTCTGCTTGACCACAGGAAGGACATCAAGCGGCATCGTACCTTGGCTGTCAGTCTGCTTGCTGAGATAGAGTCGGAGACGTTCGACCCAGAGCTTTTTGATAAACTTGGCGAAATGATGCATGCGCCAGACGAAAAGGGCATGGACAAGCTGAACGAGTTGTACCGCAAGGTTATCTCCACTCCAAGCCGGGTAGATTCCATGAAGAAGTTATCGGACACGCTCAAGACGCTGATTGGGCTGGAGCGTGAAGCGATTGGGATGGATCACGCCAAGCCGCAGACCCCTGGCGATGCCCTGGACAACCTGCTGACTGCCTTGGACGGAAGAACTGCAAGCCTGATTCCAAAGTAATCGTGGCTGAAACGGAAGATCAAAAGTTCGCCAGAACAATAGGCGACCGCAACTGGCGGCTGCGCAATCTGTATTGGATCACAGACAAGGACGGCAAGAAGGTCAAGTTTGTACCGAATGAAGCCCAGCTAAGTTTGTTGGGCGCGTTCTGGTATTTGAACATCATTCTGAAAGCGCGGCAGCGCGGATTTACCACGCTGATTTGCATATTGTGGCTGGATACGATCCTGTTCAACAGCAACGTCCGCTGCGGCATCATCGCCGACACGCTACCTAACGCGACGGTAATCTTCCGCGACAAGATCAAGTTCGCGTATGACAACCTGCCGGATGCGCTCAAGGAAAAGCGACCGGCCATCAAGAACGATGCCGGCGAGCTTTTGCTGTCGAACAATAGCAGTATCCGCGTAGGCACGTCGATGCGCTCAGGCACGCTGCAATACCTGCATGTGTCTGAGTTTGGGAAGATTTGCCGTAAGTACCCAGAGAAAGCCAACGAAATCATCACCGGGGCGCTGAATACGGTGAGCGCCGGGCAGTTTGTGGTGATTGAGAGCACGGCTGAAGGGCGCGGCGGTAAATACCATGAGATGTGCATGGATGCGCAAGCGCTCTTGCAGCAGGCCAAGCAGCTCGGCCAGTTGGACTACAAGTTCCATTTCTACTCTTGGTGGGACGCTGACGAGTACGAGATTGACCCGTCCACCGTTGTCATTACGGATGAGGATCACAAGTATTTCGACCAGGTAGAAGAGAGGATCGGGCTCGGCCTGAGCATGCGCAAGCGCGCGTGGTATGTGCAGAAGAAGAAAACTCAGGGCGACAAGATGCGCCAGGAGTACCCGTCCACATCGGACGAGGCATTCGAGCAGGCCATTGAGGGCGCTTACTACAGCGCGGAAATGCTAAAGACTCGGGTGGAAGGACGCATCTGCTCTATTCCGGTCATACCATCGGTGCCGGTGCATACGTTCTGGGACTTAGGCCGAAATGACATGAACGCAATCTGGTTCATGCAGCATATCGGAACGCAGTACCGATTCATCCGCTACTACGAGAACAGTGGTGAGAGCTTGGCACACTACGCCAAATACCTGCGCGATACCGGATACTTGCTCGGCGACATCTATCTGCCGCACGATGCCTGCCATGAGCTGCTTGGGCAAATCGATACGGTCGATGTCCAGCTCGGGAAGATGTTGCCCGGCGTGAACATCAAGATCGTGCAGCGGATTCCAAGGGTGATCGAAGGCATCGGCATGATGCGCGATAAGTTCCCGCAGGTCTGGCTTGACGAGACAAGCTGCGCCAAAGGCATCCCGCACTTGGACAACTACCGCAAGCAGTGGAATGAGGCGCTTGGAGTATGGCGCGAAGAGCCGCTGCACGACATTGCTTCTAACGGTGCCGATGCCATCCGGCAGTTTGCCCAAGGATACGAAGAAGAGTCGCGGCTGATCAGCAGCAAGCCGAGAAAACCATTTAACTGGCGCGTAGGCGCTTAATCGAGGTAAAAATATGGTCGAAGTGCCGCAGCTTACAGTTTCAGAATGGGGCGACATCCTCACTGAAATACAGCAGCAGCCTGCTTGGCGCTCGCAGGCTGACCGCGAGGCTGACTATTTCGACGGCAACCAGATCGATGCGCCAACGCTTCAGGCTATGGCCGACCTTGGCATGGCACCTATCGTAGAGAACATCATGTCGCCAACGGTTGATTCCGTGCTCGGACTGGAAGCGCAGAACCGACTGGACTTCGTGGTGAAGGCCGAATACGACGACAAGCATGCCGAGGTTGCCGAAGCCATCAATGTGAAGGTAAATGAGGCCGAGAAGCGAAGCAAGCTCGATGCTGCTTGTACCGAGGCGTTTGCCGGGCAGGCAAAAGTTGGGCTTGGCTGGGTGCTGGTTGGCAAGGAGCACGATCCGTTCAAGTATTCACACAAAGCCGAGTTTGTTCACCGCAACGAGGTGTTCTGGGATTTTAAGTGCCGCGAGAACGATACCGACAACTACCGCTACCTTGTGCGCAGCAAGTGGTACGACGTGGATCAGCTCAAGCTGGTGTTCAAGGACAAGACGGAATTGCTTGATAGCACAGGAACTGCGTGGTCTTCGCTAGATGCCTCGTTGCTGCTGGATGGTGGCAAGAGCACCGGTTTGGCGATGGACTTCAACATCGAGCGCGGATTCACTGTCATGGAGCAGGAGTGGCGCGACACATATCGCAAGCGGCTGCGATTGTCCGAGGTATGGTATCGCCGCTGGGTGACTGGCAAGATACTGAAATCTCCTGATGGGCGCGTGGTTGAGTATGACGAGAGCAACCCGAATCATGTTGCCGTTGTTCAATCCGGATACATTCAACCATTTGAGGCTACCTACTCCAAGGTGAGATTAAGCTGGTGGGTCGGCTGCCACTGCCTGGCCGACATCGAAAACCCGTACAAACACGGGAAGATTCCATACGTACCGTTCTTCGGCAAGCGCGAGGACATGACCGGCATCCCTTACGGTCTTGGAAGGCCGATGATCCCGATGCAGGACGAGGTGAACGCGCGCAACACGAAGATGATCTGGTTGCTGGCAGCCAAGCGCGTGACCATGACCAAAGGTGTGGCCGATGTCGAGCAAGTGCGCTCAGAAGCGGCGCGGCCTGATGCCGTGCATGTGCTGGACGCCGAAAAGATGCGCCAAGGCGGCGTATTCAAGGTTGAGACTGATTTCGAGTTAAACGCCCAGCAGTATCAGGCGCTGGTGGATAAGCGCCAAGCGATCAAGAATGTGGCTGGTGTTTACGCGGCATTCGAGGGTAAAAACAGCAGCGCAAACTCTGGCCGTGCCATTGATTCGCTGGTTAATCAGACTACCCAGACGCTTGCAGTGATCTACGACAACCAGCGCCAAGCGCGCTCGCTATGCGGTGAATTGCTGATGTCGAACATCATTCAGGAGATGGGCGATATAGAGCATGTCGTGACAATCGACGATGGCGCGGGCTCGAATCCGAAATCCGTTGTGCTTAACCAGCGCACCACTGAAGGGATGAACAACGACGTGCAGCGTGCAATGTTGAGGCTGTCGCTGTCGAGTATCCCGTCAACACCGAGCTACCGCCAGCAGCAGTCTTCCGGGTTCGCAGAGATTCTGAAGTCTCTGCCGCCGGAAATGCAGGCGCAACTGATGGATTTCTACCTGCTGTCCACCGACTTCAAGGATAAAGAAAAGGCCGTCGTGCGCATCCGCAAGATAATCGGCGTTGTTGATGGCGAGTCGGAAGACCCGAAAACAATCCAGCTCAAGCAGCAGTTGCAGGAATTGCAGGCGCAACTTGAGGCAGCATTGCATGGGAACCAGCAGGCGCAGGCCGCACTGGATGACAAGAGCAAGGAGTTTGAGCTGAAGAGCCGCGAACTGGACATCAAGGAGAACACCGGCGCTTTGCAGGCGCGCATTGATGCAGAGCATGTCGTGCTCAAGCGCGAACAGTCTGGCGGTCAGCAAGTGGAGCTAGATAACGAGTCCGCTGAGATCGATGCCATTGTGGAAAAGGTCACGGCCCGCATCAATCCGGCTATGCAGCAAATCCTAACCATGCTTGCAGAGATGCGTAATGAGGATGCCAAAGAGGACAAGATCGAGGCGCAACCAATAGAAATCCAATAAAAACATAGTTTTGTAGCACCCGCAGCCCAGCGATACGGGCAACCCCGACCGGCTTAATACCGGTTTTTTTACGCCCACCGCAAGGTGGTTTTGATTACTTCCTTACCGCAGCCCAGCGATACGGGTTCTGGTTATCCAGATAGGAGAAAAGCGATGTCGGAACATAAAGACGCAGCATTTTACTTGGCCAACCCAGATGAACTCGCAGGATTGTCTGCGGATGAGCTGGAGGCGCTTGCCTACCCAGGAGAAGCAACAGGTGCAGCACAGGACGACACGGCGCAAGCCGATCCCGCTCCGTCCGGCGATGCAGTTGCAACAAAGGAAGCAGGCGAACAACCACAACCAGATGCGATTCTGGCGCGCGACGGGAAGCATTTGATCCCAATATCCGTGCTGGATGCCGCACGCAAAGACGCAACCAATGCGCAGGCAGCGGCTAATACCGAGGCTGAAGCAAGGGTGGCGGCAGAGCAGCGCTTGGCTGAGTTGCAGGCAAAAGTAGATGCAATGCAGAGCGGAGACGGCAAGGCTGTCGAAGGAGTTTCTGTGCTATCTGCGGAAGAACTTGCGCAGATGGAAGAGGACTTCCCGACACTGGCCAAAGGTTTCCAGGTGATGCAGGCAGAAATTGCACGACTGCAAGCATTGTCTGCCAGGCAGGAAACAGCAAAGCAGGAAACAGAGATCGATACTGTGGCTCGTACAGTGCAGGACTTGATCGACTCCAACCCGAAGCTGTCTCATCTGCAAACAACTGACCCGACCGGATGGGCAAAGGCTGTCGCCATCGACGATGGGTTGCGAGCGGCAATGCCGGGCACAGACATGGCATCCCGCTTCAACGCTGTCGTAGCGGCATACGAGGCGCAGTACGGGGCTGTTGTTGCACCAGCTAAAACCGAAACGACATCGCAAGAAACACATAAACAACCAGTAAAGAATCAGAACGTGCCGCTCTCAATGTCGCAAATCCCCGGTGGAACTCCGCCGGCTGTCAGCGAGGCCGCCGCACTGCTTGCAATGAACGGAACGCAAGCATTGGCGCACTTCGATGGCATGACCAAGGAGCAGATCGAACGTCAGCTTGATTCGATGCTATAGAGAAATCTCTTAAACCGAAACCAGACCGCCTTTTGGCGGTTTTTTCATTTCTAAAAAGGAAATAAGTCATGGGTACAAATATCGCAAGTGGTGCCGCACAAACGGGCGCAATCGTCGGCGCAGCCTTATTCGCGCAGGCACAGAAAACTACTGGCACGTTCCGAAATCTGGTCGGGCCAACCCCTTCGATGTCGGAAATCGAAGGCAAGTTGGGCAAGCAGCAATCCAGCGCGGCAATGCCTATCGTTGAAGTTAAAGACCTCACCAAAGCAGCCAGCGACACCGTGCGCGTGGATTGCGTGGACGTGGTTGTTACCGAGCCAATCATGGGCAGCCGCAACGCGGAAGGCAAGGGCGCGCCAATGTCCTTCTCCAGCTTCGACACCAAAGTTGACCAGTACACATTCCCGGTGAGCGCTGGCAACAATATGTCGCAGCAACGCACTCCGCACAACCTGCGGCGCTTGGCTCGCGCTCAAGCAGTTGGTTTGATGAGCAAGTATTTCGAGCTGACCAGTCTGGTGCATTTGGCCGGTTCGCGTGGTCAGGCTACTGGTGGCGATTGGGGCATCATCCCGTTGCAGACCGCTGACAACTTTGCGGAAGTCATGGTGAATCCGGTTAAGGCTCCGACCTACAACCGTCACTTCGTCGTGAGTGGTGCAAACATCGTTCAGGGCGGGGCGCAGTTGGCCTCTATCGCCTCGACCGACCTTCTGAAGCTGTCCCACCTCGACCAGTTGCGCAACGTTATCGACAACCTCGATCTGTCCTTGCAGTCGGTCAAGATTGCTGATGACCCTGCCGCAAACGACGAACCGATGTGGGTAATGTACGCCCCGTCCAATGTGTACTCGTCGCTTTTGCAAGAGGGTTCGCTGCGCGCCTTCCAGCAGCACGCCATCAACCGTGCATCGTTCGGCAGCAAGCATCCGCTGTTCCGTGGCGAGTGCGGCATGTGGAACGGCATCTTGGTTAAGAAATTGCCGCGCGCCATCCGCTTTGGAGCAGGCACTACCACCAAGCACATCACTTCCGCCAACGCAGCAGCCGGTACGGAAACCGATGTGACCATCACTGCCGGCCTGACCGCAGGCTACGCAGTGGAGCGCTGTATCTTGTTGGGTGCGCAGGCATTAACGCAGGCTTACGGCAACAACAATAACAGCGGCACGCCGTACACCTGGGCTGAGAAGCTGCACAACTTCGAGCGCGACCCCGAGTTCGCAGTGTTCGGCGTTGGCGGTCAAGCCAAGGTGCGTTTCGATGTCAAGGACTCCACCGGTGCCAAAATCCCCACGGATCACGGCGTCATCGTCCTGGACGTGGCGGCCAAGCAGTCCGTGTAACGACGAGTAGTCGGCCTCTTGAGTGAGGCCGACGCTTTTTATTCGCAACACCTTCTATAAGGAATTGAAAAATGGGTACTCATAACTCTGGTAACACAAAGCCGGTTCATGCTGCCGAATACGGTAACGCGGTCAAGTTCCACGACCAAATCACTACCGTTGCAGGCGATGCCGCAGCTGCGTCCATCATCCATCTGGTCAAGGTTGCAGCCGGAACCGAAGTTGACCGCGTTGTGGTCAAGAACACCGATCTGGACACCAACGGCACTCCGGCGATGACCGCCAAGATCGGATTCGCGCCGATTGACGGCTCTGCCGCCGTAACCGGTGCCGATACCGCAATCGCTGCTGATGGCGTATTCGGCCAAGCTGCGGCAACGACCACCTATGAAATCTTCCCGCCGTATCTGGTCGAGGTTGATTCGTGGCTGGCCATCGTGGTCGGTACTGCTGCCGCTACCGCAGCGGCAGGCACGATCAATGCGAAGGTCGAAGGCATCGCCAAGGGCGTTCGTTAAGCCGTAGCAAAACCACAACAGGGCGGCTTCGGTCGCCCTGTTCCATATTTAGGAGGCCGCAATGGCAAAGATGATCGGAGTCCGCTACATCGGGCTTAAAGAAGAAGTAGAGGACACGGTAACCAACAGTGGTGCCATATGGAAACAGGGCCAGATTCACAACTTCTCGGATACTATCGCGCGCCAGTTGCTTGTGCATACCGACTCGTTTGAGGAAGTGAAGCCGGAAGTGTCAGGCGGCAACTTTCTGAGCGGCAAGGTCGGCGGTAAGATCATCGAAGCTGCCTCATACGTCAATCTAAACGCAATGGGCGTGGATCAATTGCTCCACTATGCCCATGTCGAATTCAACAGAATCATCAATCCATCCGGCAAGACTGAAGGCGAGCTGCGCGGCGAAGTGCAGACGATGATGACCATGGCGACACTGGACGAAGTTCGCCGTGATGGCGAAGTTGTATGCGAAGAGCCGCGCTTTAAGGCGTTCGTCTCTGTAACGCAGGCGGAATTGGACGCACTCAATTCTGGCGAACTCACGGTTAAGCTGGTTCCGTTCGTGCCGGAAGAGGTCGCTGGACTGGTTACGGATCAAGTTGTCCAAGAAGGCGCTGGAAATGTGGATATACAACCCGTAAACGCCGGGCCTTCTGTACCTACAGAAGGTGCAGGCTTAAGCGATGCTGCTGGCAAGTCAGCCATACCGACGGCGGAAGAAATCACTGCCATGAACAAGGCGCAGTTGCTGGCGATCGGCTCATCCCAAGGTATTTCGCTAAACGACTCTGCGCCCGCTGTCACGCTACGCAAGCAGTTGATCGAAGCGCTGCACCCAACTGTTTAACAAGGGGCTGACATGCTCGTTTCCGTTGTTATTGGCCGCGCCGGTACGATTTTGCAAGATGCGACTGGCGTGCGCTGGCCGGAAGCCGAGTTGGTTGGTTGGCTGAACGATGGCCAGCGCGAGGTCGTGCAGGTTCGCCACGACGCATCTGTATCCAATGGGGCAATTACTCTGATAGCTAACAGCGCAAAGCAGACATTGCCTGCTGGTTCGATTGCACTGCTTGGAATCAGCCGCAATCTTGGCACCGATGGGCTTACTCCAGGTGCGCCAATCAAGCTGACGAAACGCGAGTATCTGGATGCGCTGGTTCCGACATGGCATACCGATGCCGGGCAGGCGGCTATCAAGCACTACTGCAATGACGTGCTTGATCCAAAGCACTTCTATGTTTATCCGCGCCCTCATGCGACAACTGCGGTGCAGGTAGAGGCTCTGCTGTGCGTGCTTCCTGCGGATTGTGCGCTGCCAAGTGCAACGCCGAGTGCAGCACTTACGCTGGCTGATGAATATGCGAATTCCTTGGTTGATTACATCTTGTACCGCGCATTCAGCAAGGACACTGAAGCCGCGAGCGCGCAACGTGCATCTGATCACTACGCCTTGTTTATGACATCGCTTGGCGTAAAAACAAAGTCTGATGTAGCGACAAACCCTAACACCAAGACAGGAGCGCCTGCGTAATGGCTACGACACAATTTAGCGCATTTCTGCCAAGTATCCTGATCGATGTTCTTGGCTGTCCGGATATTCTGGTAGAGCGAGAAGTTCGTAATTCGGCAATCGACTTCTGCCGTAGATCACAGGCTTGGCGTGTGCAGCTTGACCCGATTTCGGTGGTAGCCAATGTCGATACTTACGACATTGACCAATACGGCACGGTTGTCGAAAAAATCATTGATGTGTTCTACACCGGCATTCAGCTAACGCCAAAAACGTATGGTGAGATCAACGCGCAGCGCAAACTCGCAATCTCAATTGCACTAGGCACGACATTGGACGGCGTGCTACCAGCGGTCAAATTCTTTGCACAGCAAAATCCATCACAAATCGTTTTGTATGGGATGCCTGATGCCAGCTATGTGGATGGCCTGTTGATAGACGCCGTGCTTGTGCCAACTCGCACTTCAACCGGCATGGATAGTGTAATTGCAGATCGCTATTGGGATGCGATTGTGCATGGGGCAAAGCATCGACTGATGATTGTGCCAAGCAAGCCATGGACAGACGCCAATCTTGCAGCGTGGCACAAGACACAGATGGATAACTTGGTTGATAGCGCAGGCATCGAAGCCGTCCGCGGTTTCAATAATGCGCCGATCAGAACCAAGACATATTTGAGGTAATTATTCGCACCACCAGCTACTCGAAGTAAAGGTTTCACGCATTCCCTGGCGTTACAGGGCGCAACCGCAACCCGCTCTAAGTGGGTTTTTTTACGTCCCAACTATAGGAGATTCAATCATGCCAGGTGCATTTTCAAACTACATGGAAGCAAAGATCGTTGACGCATTCCTGCGCAACACGCCCTACACCCCAGCTGCCACCGTCTATCTGGCGTTGTTCGAGTCAGACCCCGGCGAAGATACAGGCGGCACGGAAACGGCATTCACCAACTATGCACGTCAGGCTGTGGCATGGACGGCGCTTGATGGAGCAGGGCAGACTAAGAACTCCGCTCTGGTAACCTTCCCAGCCAACGGCAACGCCTCAGCTTCTGCGACCATCACCCACATCGGCATCTATGACGCTGCCACCACCGGCAACCGCTTGTTGTATGCCGCGCTGACCGCGCCAAAAACATTGGCTCCCGGCGACGTTCTGGCCTTCGCCGCCAATGCGTGTGTGTTCACGCTGGACTAAATAGATGTTGCTTAACGGCTTCGCGCTCAACAGGGCGGCGCTTAACGGCGCTGCACTGCTGGCGATCCTGTATGGAGGGGTATCGGGTACTGCTGGCGCGACAGGATCTCCTGTGGCGACAAAGACGCAGTATGCGCATGTAGCGGCCAACTCTGGAGTGGTGGTAACGCTCGAAGCTTATGAAAAAGACTATGGGTTTACAGTCGGCTCTGCTGGCGCAGTATCGCTTGTAACGTCAACACAAAGCCATTCAGCAAAATCAGCGCTGAGCGCTGGCGCAACTGGCATTGCGTTCGTTTACAACGCTCGCTTTGCTTACGCTGGAGGCGACTGTTCCGCCACTGGCTACGCGCTGCCAAATAGTAAGCTGGCTGATGTGGCGGCCAGTAGTGGCGTTTCAGGAAGCTTTATTTCAACGCTTAACCAGCATGCCAAATCCAGTGTGTCAGGAACGGCGGCAGGCACGGCGGAAGGGGTAAAGACACAGCATCCAGCAGTGACAACGGCACCAGGCTGCGCAGGGTATGCGGATTGGCAGTACAAGGCATCAGGCGGAAGCACTTGGCTGCACGATGGTCACGCTTGGGCAAGCGCAGGCGGCATTCTTGCGGTGGACGAAACCAAGTACAAGGTTGTCATCGGGGATGGCTTAATTGCCACGGCGGAAGCTTCTGTTGTTGCGCGTGCGTATGTCGAGTGTCGCGCAAGATCATCTACATCCTGCAACGCAACAGCCACATCAGAAGCAATCAGAACTGCCTACGCAACAATGGCAGGTACGGTTGGGTGCGCGAATGTGTCAGTGGCAACCTACAACCACATGGCAAGTGTGGCGGGTGCGTGTGGCGTGCTTTACACACAGCAACCGAACTTTGTCACTGTTGCAGGTACTGGCAGCGCAGAGGGAATCGGAATTGCGTCCGCGCAGATCAACGGGATGATTGTCAAATTTGCAGGCAGTGCAGTGCCATGCGGCGCGACTGGGTTAGCAGCCCCTTATGTTCTTAAATTTGGCGCATTCAGCGTTTCCGCTTCCGTCTCCGTAACGGCGAATGCCTTTGGTAATGCCGGTGTTCACGCCACCACAGATAGAACCATGACCGTGCCAGCAGAAAATCGCGGCATGGCCGTGCCATTTGATGATCGAATTATGAGGTTAACCGCATGATACTCGGAACATTTACCAAGCAACCGGCGGATAAGTTTGATTATGACATCGACTACACGGACTGGCTGACATCAGGCGACAACGTACAGGGCGCAATAGTCTCAGGAGATGCCGGAATTACGATTGATTCGACCTTTATCAATGATCCGCGCATCAAGATTTGGCTGTCCGGCGGCACGGCTGGAGCAACCTATAAAGTGACCTGCACCATGACCAGCTCAGACGGCAGAGTGCGTCAGGACGAATTTAAGATTCGCATCAAGGAGTATTGATAGATGATTCAACTTTTCGCAAATAACGCCGCCAGCCTGCTGGCATCCAGCCTGACCAACGTAGCTACCAGCTTGTCGATTACGGCTGGTGCAGGGGTAAAGTTCCCGTCTCCAACCGGAGGCGATTATTTCAAGGCAACATTGTGCCAACTTTCGGGCGTGGACGAGGTAAATTTCGAGATCGTGAAAGTGACGGCAAAATCAACCGATACTTTTACTATTGTCAGGGCGCAGGAAGGCACAACGGCGCTGGCATTCAATGCAGGCGACAAGTTTGAATTGCGAATCACTAAGGGAACGCTTGAGACGTTTGCGCTGAACTCAAGCGACAACATCAATAACGTTGGCATTCCAGGCGCAGCCGGGTTTGGCGTTGGCATTTGCCCGACGCTCCCAGCAGGGTTTGTTGCAATGTCTGGATACGATCAGCCAGGCACAGACAACTACGGCAACTATCAGTACAGCGACGGCAGTATCATGGTCTGGATACCAGCCTTCTTTTACAAGTACGGCACCGGATCGAATGGTTTTGCAGTCAACATCGTGGATATTAAGCCGGAATCGGCTTACGCGAATGAAGCGGCTGCCAATGCCGCAGGTTATGCGCTACATCGGGCATTTTACGATGGCGGCGCGGTGCAGCGCGGCGTGTTCGTTGACAAGTATAAATGCTCTGCCAATGCTGGCATCGCATCCAGCATCAAAAACGGCATTCCGATGTCGAGCAATTCTGCCAATAATCCGTTCAGCGTCTGCACTGCAAACGGCCAGACGCCGGCACAGTTTTACTACGGCGCTATTGCCGCCGCGAAGTCGCGCGGAAATAACTTTTTCCCCGGTAGTATGTTCATTCGTGGCGCGCTGGCGCTGCTGGCGCTGGCACACGCGCAAGCCTCAACCGCAACGACGTGGTGCGCCTGGTATCACGCCACAAACAACTTCCCCAAAGGCTGCAACAACAACGCGCTTGGCGATCAGAACGATGCAGAACTGTTGTTTGTAACGTCCGGGTACTCAACCGCCAATAAAACCGGCAGTGCGAACGTGCTGGCCAAGACCACGCACAACGGTCAGAACTGCGGCGTGGCTGATGTGAACGGCACGTTATGGGAAGTGTGTCTGGGCATCACGTCCGATGCGACCAACTTCTACGTCCTCAAAACCAGCGCGGCGATGAAGAACATCACATCAGGAAACACCGGCGCTACAGACGCATGGGGCGCTACCGGCATTACTGCGCTATACGACAGCCTCGGCGCGACCTACGGTGCGCTGACTGCATCCAGCACGGCAAAGTTATATGGCTCGGCAACACAGGTGTTTGATGCTGCAACCAGCGGAAATGCGTGGAATGCAGCTGGCGCAGGAATTCCGCTGGTTGGTGGTGTTGGCGGAACGAATGCCTTTGGCAATGACGGTCTATGGGATTACAGGCCAAACGAGATGTGCCCGATTGCCGCGGGTAGCTGGAGCGCCGCGGCGGCCGCGGGGGCGTGGGCGTTGAATCTCAGCACCGTGCGTGGCAGCTCGGCCACCACCGTTGGGTTGCGCGCGGCCTTGTATCTTTGATGCCTGAGCGATAGCGATGGGCATTCACGATGAGGCGAAGCTGGATAAGAAATTCATGGAATTCGCCAAGTTGATGAACATCCACCTCAACCACTTCCCGAAGCATGAGAAGTACG